TTTATCGTGATCGGATCTATCTCTATTTTGTGATGTACTATTTCGCCCGGCCTGTATATTCCTCTACGTAAACATTCCTCGCATAAATGGCCGCGCATCTTGGCGTAAGCGTTGCGGCATGTCTGCCAGGCTTTCGAACTATAGAACTCTTTCGCGTAAGCCTTTGCCATGTCTATACCTCATACTTACATTTCTCTTTGAACGTCTGCCGTATATGCTCGCCTACCTTGCCGTACTTAAACGATATATTCGAAGTCGACAAATACTTTGCTTCCTTGCCCGGCTTTACGCTAGCCTCTACTATTTTGACGTCTGCCATATCCTCGCCGCCTATGTTCCAGTAATTGCCGTACAGACTTCTAAACATCGGCCAGCCGGTAAACTCTTCTATAACTTCGAGCGCCTTTTCTTTTTCTATAAGCATCGGAATATGCACAGCGTAGTTATTCACGCCCAGGCCTCTACGCGCCAGCTCGTCCGCTGTATGTTTCATATGCTGAGCGTATCGGCTTGCGCCTATCGTTTTCAGTCTGTCGTATATCGTTCCGTTATATATCGGCGGTATGATCTCCGCCGGCTGCATAATAAAAAAGTCGTCGTTAAACAGGTAAAACATATCCGGCGTTTCTTTCGCCTCGCATATCTTGCGTAGCGTGTAGGTCGTTCGTTCCCACTTGCTCGCGCCCAGCTGTTTTATGCTCAGCGATCTATCCGGCTTTATCCCTTGCGGATCTCCGCCGGCTATCCATACGCCGCCGTGCTTTAAGTTGTCCAGGCTCCGGAGCGAATACCTCAATTCGGAAGTATCGATTATGTCGTTACGTACTATGTATATACAATCATAGATTTCTGATAACATCGATAATGTCCGCCTTTTTCGCTCTGGGATCTATCGGTATATCTTTGCCGTTCGCGTAGTCTATCAGCTGCGCCTTTGTCATGTCTTCCAGTTCCGGCTTATCCTCTTCCAGGAACTGCAACCGGCTTATATGCACGAAACGAATTCCTTTCTTAGTTTCGATACATACATTACTGTTGACTATGCGCCCGACTTTGCACATTTCGCCCCTAAACATCGCATATTTACAATCCATGATATGATCCTCCTACATATACAAAAAACGCCCGCGATCGTGAACGTGGCGTTTTCTGTAGAGTGTTTTAATTGATGGTAACCGGTATCTGGATTTTCCTCTGGTTACTTATTTCCAACTACACTATATCACTATATAGTGCGACATTTCGCGACATTTAACGACATTTCGCGACATTCTGCGACATTTTACGACATTCAATAATCCGTCAGTATCGCGATGCCATCGCCGCCAATGCCGCCAAACCTTACCGGCTCGACATCGCCCGCTGTTACATTCGCGTATAGTTTGCTAAACCTTTCGACCGCTTCGGTTTTCGATTTGGCCCAGGTGATCGCGACGTCGTCGGTAAACGTATGGTTTATCATCGCTCCCGCTTTCGCATATACGTATAACTTTTCAAATGGCACTTACTACGCCCCCTTTACCTTAAACTTTTCTATAAGTTCCTTGCATCTTTTGAAATGCCGGCACTCATACCGGCGGTATATTATGCCATCATCTGCGAAAGCCTCTATCGCTTTTATCCCGAAATGTTCGCATTTGAAACATAATTCTTTGTCTATAACTTCGATTTGTATACTCATATATTCCGATTTCATTTTTTCCAGCCTCCGTTTAATATAAGCGTTATCGCTATTATCCAGAGCGGTATAGCTATCAGCCCCATATTTATACGCCTCCGTCCATCTTTGCCCCGCAGTTTGGCTCGTACCCTATTCCATCGTTATTAAAGCATGAATGACAAGGCTCTTCTTCGTATGCTTTGTTCTGGTGAACACAATCACTGCAAGTATAATTACAATTTATCGACTTCCCTTGTAGTGCTTTACGCTTCCACCTTTTCGCTTCTTTCCTACGTTTCGGTATTTCTTCCAGCGCTTCTATTGCCATATCTATTGATTTGGCGTATGTGCCATTATGAAATGTCCTTAACTTTCCCAGTAGCGTTATCGCTTTTTCTCTTGTCATTCTTTTTTCTCCTTATCCATCTTCGCCCCGCAGTTTGGACAGTAATTATGAAAATATGCTTTCGTTTCTTGTTTGCACTCAGAACAAAAACACGGCAACCTACTCCAGCACTCTTGCTCTGTCATATAGTCGAATCCCTCATGTACCCACTCCCCATGCTTTAATGGCTCTGCGTCTATTGTGGGAGCGTAATGTAATATAAGAGTTAACACAGCAAACTTGAGTGATGTTCGGTCTTTGTTACATTTCTCCAGTAATGCGTCTGCGTCTATCAATCTCATTCTATACCCTCCGTATCTATAATTTTCTGTACTTCCATTAAGGCCTCGCCGTGTATCCTTTGTACCTGGCGCGTAGATTTATCCATTACGTCGGCGATCTTCCACCAATCACACGCCGGCCGCGGATCTATATACCGCATTTTCAAAACAGTAAAGTTGTCGTAGCTCGTTACCTTGCCCAGGATATCTATAATCACGTCGCGGCGCTTTTCCTGTTCGAATTGCAGAACTCTTAACTTTTCCGCCAGGTCGGCAGATCGTACAGCCGCGCGCGCCACTTTGTCGCTTTTTCCTTTGCCGTGCGGCTGGCCGTCTATGTTCTGACTGCCGGCGGCTTGTGCTTCTATCTTTTCGATCTCGGCAGTATATAGTTCTATCTTCGAACGTATCAGCCTATATTCTTTTAGAAATTCTTTTGCCGTCATAATACAACCCTTTTTCTTTGAGCAATAATAAATATATGTCTTTGCCGTCCAGTTCTGTTATTCCTGTAATGCGTTCGCCCAGTAAAAAAGTTTTCGCATCCATGTAATAATAGAATTTAAGCGGCAGCCCTCGCATTTTGATACGATACCCTATATCCTCGTATCTGAGTATTTCATTTCGCGAGCATGCTTTTATGTCCTCTATCGCGCTGTTAACGATCGCCTCGGCCAGTACCTCATAGCCGGAACGCTTGTCGAGGCGATACGGCCCTGTATATTTTTTTTTATATGCTTTTCCCATCTTTTTTATTTTTTGCCTCGCATAATTTGATCTCGATAAATGACCATTCGCATATAAGGACTATGCCGATTATTATCGCCAGGATCATAACGGCGATTATAAATATAATCATTCGTCGCCCTCCGCTAATGCAGCAAGGAAAAAATGCAACTCGTTAATGCAATCCTCGCATAACCTTATAGTCGGATTCATGCTTTTAACCTGGCTGGTAAAAGACATCATAGTATCGCCTTTTTTATATTCTTTTCCGCATACATCACATTTAGCCTTTTGCGGGATCTCTCCGATCTTAAAATGCAGATTGTACAAATTTGCTATCATGGTTTTAACCTCCTATTTTGCGATGTATTTTTCTATAAACTCGTCGTTATATATCTGAACATAGTATTTATTCCAGATCGCTATAAGCTCGTCCGCCATAGCCGCCGCGCGCTTTTTATCTCCCGGATCTAGCAAGCCGTATTTATTTTTCCCTCTCGTATAATCGTATTCGCTTTTATTCTCAGCCAGCGCTTTGATCGCATATTTTCTGTTGAAAATATGCTCGCATACTTTACGAATATCCCGCCAGGCGTTTTTATCAAATGCGACGGATTTTTTCCATGCGCTTATAGTGCCGTTACCTCTAAGCATAACCATCTGGTTTTTACATGCCTGGGCCAGCGTGTCTTTTTGTTTCGCCTCTTTTAATTCCTCTTTGAGTTTTTTAATTTCAGCCTCTTTGATTTTAATCAGCTGTTCCATTTTTTCAATTTCCGCATTTTTGAAATTATCTGTACTTATAATCATTTGCTTAACCTCCTATTAGCTCATGTTATAAAACCTCGTTTATTTTTTTACGGATATAATCCGGCATCGGTATTACGTCGCGCGGCGTTTCCAGATCGCTCGCGCGCGCGTCTTTCTTTATACTTTCTTTATCTTTCTTTATACGTGGTCCCTCTGTTGTTCCCTCTGATGTCCCTTTTGCTGGTCCCTCGGCTGGCCCCTCAAGTTGATAAAACGTGTAATTTTCAATGGTATACCTTGTACCCTTTGCTAGTCCCTCGGCTAGTACCATTTTCGACAAAAACATGCGTTTTTCCCAGCCCTTAAGTTTTTTGATAGTCCAGCCGAAAATATCCGCCAGTTTCTGCCGGCTTATAAAATACTGGCCGCGATCCAGGCGTATTACGTTGCCGTCTGATAAGACGATCTCGCCCGGATACCGCCGCGCTTTAAGACATAAATATTCGAACGCGCGCCAGTCGTCGAACGGCTTTACCAGGAAAAAAGGATTATCAGCTACGGATCTGTGCCATTTGATATACCCCTTATTTTTCGACATTCCCGTACCTTGCCTCCCAGAATATGCTTACAAAGTTAATGACAGCGTCCAGCGTTTTATCGGCTAAGTGTATAGTTCCGTCTTTATCCGTGTAGCATTGATTAAGCCGTGATACCAGATCGTTCTTTATATGTATGAACTCCCGAGCCTTTATTCTTTTCTCTGCAATATGGCATATATCACATTCGCCTACGCATGGCCCGCCGTCGCATAGCCCAGGATCATACGCCCATTTTGATACGCTCATTTTTATACCTCCTAGAATGGTATATCCTCGTCCATTGACTTAAACGCCGGCGCTGGCTCGTTAGTTTTGGCTGCCGGTTTTTCGGCATCTTTTCCGCCGGTAAAATGCCAGCGCTTTATTGCGATCTCGATTTTCTTACGAACGCATGGCTCGCCCTCTTCGTTCTTGAATTTATTATCCTCATACGACGATGCCTGTATTTGACCCTCGAACGCTATAAGATCGCCCTTTTCGAAAAACCTTTTTATCGATTCCGCGGTCTTGCCGAACGCTATACATTCTATCCAGTCCGTGCCTTTATCGTTGCCGTCTTTGTCTTTGCCTCTCGCGAGTGCTACGGAAAACCTGGCTACTGCCAACTCGTCCGGCGTATACCGTAATGAAACGTCATGGCCCAGGCGGCCCATTCCTATAAATAAATTCATTCTTTACCCTCCTGTTTTTTCTTTGTAGCCTCTAACCTTTTCAAACAATTAACGTATTCGCTTTCCATAAATTCCTCGAATGAATCGCGGCCGTAATTATTGAGTATGGTTTTAGGATCTAACTCGAATGATTTAATCATCTGAGTAAGCGTTTTTATTTGTGCCTTTGTGATCGGTTTATCTTTCGTGCGCTCGGTATATTCGTCTGTATCTGCGTCTTTTGTGTCGTCTATAAGGAACAAAGCGTTTAACGCGTATTTGCGCGCGTAGCTGGATGCTGTGCCGGTGATCTGTGAATCGTCCATCCCTTTTTTAGCCTCAGCCTCTCGCGCGTATGCCGTCGCTGTTTTCTCGGCGATCTCGTTTTTTATAGTCGCCGTTGCTTTAACATACACGCGCCCGCCTACCTCGACGATATCGTCCTGTAACGTAAGCAAACAGTTATATTCCGCCAGTAACGGCTTGACCGCTTCCAGGATGTCCTCAAGCGATCTGTAATTATAATTTCCGAACGTGTTACGCCGACCTTTTGGCGCTTTTAATCCGGTCTGTATTTTAATAAGTTCTTCCATATCTACTATTTTGACCTCCCTATATATTTATCCTGTATCTTGTCATACCATTCTTCGAACGCCTCGCCCATGCCCTCTATTATGTCTATCGGCCTGGCGTTCGGATAAGCCTCGGCTATGTTCGTAAATGTATCGCGAAAGTCGCTTATAATATCCTCGAAACACTCCGGGCATAACTCGCTATACGTGTTATCTTCGTGCCATTCGCCGCAGATCGGGCATTTGGCGGCGTCCGTAATATTGTCAGAGCCGCAAGCCGTACAGCGATAGTATCGATACCAGCCGTGCGGATCTTCGCACAGCCTGTCGAAATCCTCTTCGCCCTCTGTAATGCTCCCGCAATCGTTACAAAAATATAATATATCCTGTTCCATGCTCCCGCTATGCTCCCGCTTTATCGTTTATCCTATACCTTGCAAAATGAACGATTTTTCCGTATCGGTTTTTTGCTTTCGCCGTTTCGCTTATAATGTCGTAGCCGTCTTTTCGCAGATCGCATATCCTCGACGCCAGCCTCCCGATGCCTAAATCTATTACCGCCTCGCGGTCTGTAATGCTGCCGAAATCGTTCATATATTTGAGTATTAAATCTTTTTGTTTCATTTTTTTACCCTCCGTATTTTCTCGACTTCGCCGGCGAATTGCGGAATACTCGAAACGCTCCCGCTTTGCCGAACGGCCGGCGGTATACATTCGGAATCAACTACGAATTCTATTACCGCGCCGTTTATATCTCGCGTATGGCCGTCTATCGTGTCGCGGTCTGCTTTTTGGTCTGCCAGGATCGCTATAAACTCGTAGCCGGTCGAAAGCGTTATAATATACTTCGCGCCGATCTCTTCGCCGTACGCTGAGCCTAGCGCTACGCAATAACAGCCCCCTACCCTACGCAAGCCGTACGCATCCGTCCAGGCTTCTTTTTGCAGCTGGTACTGCGGCGCTGATGTATCAGTAAGCGCTCGATAATCCTCGTAACATTTGAATTCGCCGCCGCCTGGATACCACGTATACGTAGTTAGTGTTAATAAGACCGCTACCGCCGTTTTAGATAATGCACTCGTAAGCATACGATCACGCTCCGTATCCTGTTATAAAAAACATTCCGATCATAACCAGCAGCCCTACAGTGATCTTTAACCCCTCTTTTAACATCGGTATAACCCCCTTTAATAGACCGGCTTAATTTCGCCCTGTTTAACTTTCCGATAAAACATTTCGCAAGCCTCATGTCTTAGATCCGTGAAACCATTATTCGCATATTTACACCAGACCATTTTTTTACGGCCGTCTTCTACTGGATCATGATATGGGCATTGGTTACATAGGTAATGTATCCCCTCGGCGTGGAACTCGTCGGCTACGCTGTTGAATTCCTCGACATGATCCCAGTAACGTATATACGCGATATGCTGGCCGTTATATTGCTGGATGTCGTCCTCCGGCTCGTATTCGGATAACTCGTCCATCATTCTGTCGTAAATCTCTTGGAATAGTTTCGGATCTTCGGTCTGGATGACCTTGATTTTTTTAAGAGTTCGATGTAACATATAAAAAACACTCCTTTCCGGCGATTCTTCGCCTCAGAGTGTTATCCTACTCCTTTACAGATTTTTACAGTGTAAGAAAGTCATAATTTTCGGAATAAGTAACACTCTATTTTTTTACGGAACTCTCATTCCGTAAATATAAAACACTCAACTTTTACTATAATATATATCATGTTATAATTATAGTCAATAGGTAGAGCTGTTTTTTTATTCGGAGGTAACGTCATGGATATTAAATTTCAAAACTACGGCCAGGAGCGCGAACGTATCGCTACAGAATCAGAACTCGAAATATATAACATTCTGAAAACATTTCCCGGCTGCTCACAAATTGAACTTATAAGAAAATCAAATAACTATGTTTCGGCTGTTCTCGACGATTGGGACCTGGCGCGTTTCAAGTACACCCCTAACGCTAAATGGATCAATTTCCCTGTTCTCGAAAAGTCAAGCGATAAGCATTATATAGAATCGCCCTCGGAAGTGTCCGCTTTCGGCGATCTTATAAATAAATCTATAGAGCATATCGAGAAATACCAGTAATTTCAACGCTTACAGGCTGAAACGCTCTATTTTTCGATTTAAGCGACTTTTTTTGATTTTAGGATAGATTATACCTTGAAATACGCAACTTTTTACAGCGTTTTGCTTTTCCTGGCGGTACAACGCAAAAAGGCGGGCCGAAGCCCGCTCTTTTTACGTGTAGATTTGTTACCTATTAGGAGGCCAAAACATGAAACAAGCGCTCCACGCGATGCGGAACGCGTAGAGCCTTATTCTTCCGGATCATCTTTTCCGCCGATAAGCTGCGCAAAAATCTGATGTAATCCAGTCGCCGCTAATCCTGTAACCATACCCGCGGCGATATGTTCTATCGAAATATCTTTCGCAACTACGCATCCGAGTACGCCGCCGAGTATCATCAGAATAAGCGGTATAAATTTATTATCCGCCGGGAAAAACCTTTTCCAGCAAAACCCAACGCATAAACATATAACCATTACTATAGGAATATACATATCAACTATAAATTCTAAATCCATAATATTATCCTTTCTCGATCTCCTCGTCATGAATACGCGGCAGATCGTCAACTTGTTTGTACCGGCGTTCGAGCGTTCCGTTACCGCCTAGCGCGTGGTACGGCTCGTATAGATGCGCTATGTTATCGAATTCGTCATAACCGACCTGGCCGCGAAAATATGCGTCTTCCAGCATCGAATATAATTCATTATGTAATAGCGCTAGTACGCCCTGGGCTATCGCTTTACTGCGCGCCTCGCCCTCGGCTCTTTTCTCTATGTCGTTTATCTCTTTTCTGTCGAGGCTTTTTATAAGCGATCGGTTAACCAGGCCGCCTATAACGGCGACTATTAAGCCGATCGTTACCCCTGTTATAATTGATATAAGGATATCGTTCATTTCTTACCCTCATTTAATAAGTTTTAAGTATTGAGTTTTCTTGTCTGCTGATATGGCTCTTACCCAGCCATGTACCCCGGGAAAATAGATCCAGTCGCCGGAGCGTTTGCTCGATGTAAGCCGAGTGCCTTTTTTGATCTCGCCTTTGACGCTTGCCGTTTTGCTGGCGCCGGTCCTTACGTTCATCTTAAACAGCGCTTTGTATTCATGCTGGTACGGCTCGAATCTCGTCAGCGTGGACGACGATACGAATAGACCTTTATATTTTGCCGGTGATTTTATCTTATACCAGCCGGATTGAAGCGCGTAGACTTTGAGTTTCGTTCCGCGATCTACGACATATTTAACGCCGTATTCCAGGCCGCGGCCTTTGCGCAGATTTACCTTTGCGCAGTCAACGTATAGTGTTTGGTATTTCGTTTCCTTTTCCGGCTTTTTCTCGTTTCTGCCGCCTGGATAATCTACCGGATTTATCGCGATCCAGTTACATTTATTACAGCCCAGATACTCAGATAAATAAGCGTCTTTCTGGCAGTAGTCGGAACTGCTATACGGATCTGATACAAGTATATGGCCGTCAGATTTGAGCTTATAAATTACAATGTAATGGCCCGATGATGTCCATCGGCTCGGACCGCATAGCCCTATCATCCAGTAACCTTTTTTAAGATACTTTTTAACTTCGGAATCGTTATACGTTACTTTGAAATCAATGCCGTAATGTTTTAACGTCGCAGTAATGCCGGCCCATGTAGAGCCGGCACCAGGAATCAAGTATCCGCGTTTTGCCATGTAATTCCATACTTTGGGAGGCGTATAGTTTTTTTGTAATAGAGGCGAAATAAGATTCGCTATTGACGTAGGACCGCAACCGCCGGCGCCCAGCGTCATACCTTTATATGATTTACTGCGCCAACGCGAATCCGTCTGTTTCCAAAAATAAGGTTTGAGCATTACCCCCTCGCCTCCTCGTCTGTATCCTCTTCATCCTGTCGATTTATAAGCGTACTGTCGATTAAATGGTCTTTAATGCCGGAAGACGGCTCTACCTCGTCTTCGAATATATTGATATATTCTTTCATGCTATCCCCTCCCCTATGATTTTGGCTCGCCCAGTCCGAGCGCTTTCGCCAGTGATGTAGATAACGCGCCGAGTTCCATACTTTCGTAACGGTTTTCGAGCGCGTTCCATACAGTTTTTACTATTTTGAATTCTGCCGATGTTTTATAATCCGGGAATACGACTTTTATAATGTCGCATAACTGGCATTTCTGTAATTCTCTCAGATCGTTTATATTCATTCCTACGCCTCCGTGAAGTAGCCTGGATCGCTCGGGCCGCCGTCTATCTTCGCGCGGCTTGCGTTTATATAACTGCTATTAAATACAGTCCCGGCGCCACCTACAAGGCTTGTGCAATTCTTAAACATATCGGTACCGGATAGGCCCGAAACATCGAACGCCGTACTTACATATATCGTTGCAAGATTTGTACAGCCTAAAAACATACTGTTTACTGTAGTAACGAGCGGCGTCGCCCAGCTGCCAAGATTCAAACTCGTAAGCCCTGTACACTGATTAAATAACGAATTCATCTTTGTAGCGTTTGACGTATCCCAGTTCGATACGTTTATGCTGGTAAACGCGGACGAGCCTTGAAATATTGAAGCCATATCCGAAATATTCGAAACATCCAACCCCCGCATATCGATAGCCCTCGGCGTGCCAGTGATCGCGCCCAGGAATTGATTCGCTTTAGTAACATCGGACGTATCAAGATTATCCCAGTCAAAACTCATACAGGCATCGAAATCGTTAAACCACGAAGTCAAGTTCGTTGGCTTTGTCAACGAGCCGAAACGTACGCTTGTAATACTCGCTCGCTCGTTGTACCAGATTCGGCTAGTGCTGCCACCTTCGAAATCGTAATCAAATACCCCGCGGATAAGTGCGTTGTACTCTTTTCTGATAGCGCCATGCGTAGCGATATTTGCCGCTCTTTGCCCTCTCGGCTCGTTTATGATGAGCGCATAGTCGTTATACAGTACAGTTGTAACCGCTCCGCCTAGAGTGAAGTAACCGCGATCGCTAGAGCCTTTGTCTATCTTCGCGCGCGTTTTATCTCTGTAACTGCTGCTGTAGGTCGTTCCAGCGCCGCCTGTCAGTAAACTACAGGACTGGAACATGAACGCCGAACTCGTTATCTGCGACGTAACGAAAGTATCCATCGCTATAATGTTTATCAGTTTCGAACATCCCTGGAACATATATTGTGTATCCAGTACATTCGGCGTCGCGAAATTCGATATATCCAGCCGTGTAACTTTGCTGTTATTACTGAACATATACGCCATACTCGTAGTATTTGACGTGTCGAGTTTTGTCAGATCATACTCTGTTATATTCGTCCCGCCTTGAAACCAGTACGCCGTCGATGTAGGCTTGAATTCCTGGCCGATAATAACTTTCGTTATTGACGATATAATGCCATCCCAGGGCCTTTCGGCTGCCGAACTAAATACATAATTATACGTATTCCCATCCCAGCCGGAATATTCGTTCAATACTGCGCCGTGCGCCGCGATGTTCGCCGCCCTTTGGCTTTGCGGCTCGTTGATAATAAACGTGCCGTCAGTAAAGAACGTAGTAATATATGTTTCTGCCGTCCAGTGCGCGTATATGGTCGTATCGCTTTCGCCCATCGCCGTAAATTCGTCGACTTGCGTCCCGGATACTGGATCGTCATACCAGCCATTAAGCAGATACCCGGCTAACGTCGGAGCCGGCAGTAATCCGTACGGCTCGCCTACGGCTACCTCTTTCGAGGCGCTGGCGCCTGTACCGGTCCAGCCCTCTGTTTCGGGTATACTTCCGCCGTTTGCGTCTGCCGTTAATACGTATATAAGACCCGGCGGGCCTGGCTCGATAAGTCCGTAATCCTGTAACGGCATGAAAGATATTTCTATAGACTGCGTCGCCAGGTACGTATTATTTTTAGTCATGTATTTAAGCGCCCTGGATTCGAGCTGTGCTTTCGTCGGCTGATTCTTGAATTTATCTGTCAGATCGAGCGGAACGCACTCAATACGCCCGGACGGCGTAGCACCGGCAGCGTCCACGCGATCGCCGATAACCGGCGTGCCGCCGGTCCAGTATGGTATACAACTCGAATACGCCTCCGATGTATCGACCTCGTCGTTATATTCGATCATATTAACGCCGTAGCGTACTGTTATATTACGCGGTACGCCTCTGGCGTCCAGTAAATATACGTCGAATTTGTCGAATTTGAATTCGCCGCCGAAAGTGTCAAGCAGTGATCCCTCGATTCCGCCCAGTAATTCCTTAACAGTATGCGGGAGGCCATCGGCAGCCGCGACGTGATCATACCTCGGCTCGTCGAAAAAATGGTAGTTAAAATTATTCGGCGGCTCGGCTGTCAGAAACGACGTTCTGGCGTCCGGCGTTCCCTCGATCGCCGTAGGTACTGTAGTCGCTTTACGCAATCTATACGATATATGGACTGCGTGAAACGTAACGATTCCGTCGATAGGTTTATCGAATCCGATAATATCGAACGGCTGAACGTCTTCCGTATCGTCATGCGTTACGGCGATAATACGCCCTACCTGGATAAGACTATAATTTTCGCCGCTTATAGGATACTGAAATTCGCACTCATAAACGCCGTTCCGTTCTTCGGTTACGATACATGATATGCAGTCGTATAATCTGCCGAGGCCGTTTGATGTGAACGCTATTTCGTTTTTGTCGTAAATAATTGGAATCATGTTTTATATTCTCCACCAGCGCGGCGTCAGTTTTAGATCCGTAATCGTGTTGTCGTATGTTATCGCCGATATGCCCGGCGGAATAGTCGGAAGATCCGGCGGGATCTCTACGCCGTTATTTGCTGATATAGTGATGTCGTTTTCAGTTAAATATGCCTCGCCGATATCCAGATCGATATATAAAGGATTACCCAGCGCTGATTTTGTGCTGTCGAGTATAACGTCGCTTATTCCTCTGATAGGATTTGATGAACTGTAATTTGCTGGTCTGTTCGCTGTATGCGATAATGTAATCTCGTCCGCGCCATTATACGCGACTGATAACGCAATCGTTGCCGTTTCGGTTATCTCCGGGATTCCCATACGCGTTATATCATATGTCGCCGTTGCTGTTATCGTGTCTGGCGTGCCATAATTAAAAGATATATTTCTCAAATATACAGCCGGAGCAAAATACTTTCCATCGATAACAGCCTCCGCCGCTCCCGGTGATGATATCGAAACTGCATAACTCAGAACAGTTGATGTTTTCGACTTCCACGTAACGCCATAGCCAACGCTCGGGATACTTATCGTATCTCCGGATAACGCATATTCCGTGTCAATTTTTATAGTCCACGCATTAGCTGTATTTTTCGAATTACTGGGATATACGACTACCTCGCCTATCGGCTCGTTATGTATAGTTATAGTTTCGCCGCCGAGTACCAGCGATCCGTAGCCTGTAACCTCAAGCAGCGGACGCGATGGGAATAAAGTAGGATTTACTATATCGTCGCCGCTTGTTATTTCGATAGTGTTCTGGCCCGAAAATAGGAATCTCTGCGGCTGGCACTCGAAAACGATATCGAACTCGCCGGCTATAAGCTGGGCCGGTGTTACTTCGAGGCCGCTTTTATATACCGCCATGCGAAACTCGCCGCTGTTATAGTCGTCTGTCAGCTGGCAGTATTTGAGCCTGGAACATAGAAAATTCCGAAATGCCGATATGGTCTGTGCGAATTCGCTTTCACTCTTTGCAAATATACCGGCTTTATAAGTTACTTCGATATTCTGAAACCGGCCTTTGTCCAGCTCGAACGCCCCATTTCGCCCGGGTATATTTATCATTTCAACGTCGCGCTGAGGCGCGTTATATACCGCTTGCCCTGTAATATATACGCCGTAATCGGCAGATGATACGCCGTCGAACGTGAGCGTCTTATAGATCGCCCCGGTCGGTGTTATTGCCATGCCATCGTCCTCCGTTTCTGCAACTGTATTATTTTGCGCTGAACTGCGAGCGCCAGTTCGTCTACGTTCATATTGTCAGATCCGTACACGTTGACTGTTATATTCTCTGTTCCGCTGGCGTTTGCGGCGATCGCGTCCATTTTGCGCCAGAACTTATTAAGCGGTATAACCGCCTCGGCCCCCGCCTCGCCTACACCTTGTAATACTGTAGGATGGTCGAATATACCGCCCTCGGCGTTCCAGTTGACGCGTGGAAGTTTGATATCTTTTATTTTGCCGATCTCTACGCCTGGGATCTTATTTATCAGTTTGATAGCGCCGTTAATAAGATGGATAGCGCCGTTTATTGCTTTTTCAATAAAGCTGATTATTCCATTGATACCAGCCGCGACCGCTCCGGATATAGCGCCGCCTATTGCAGTGCCGAGTTTCGAAAACTTGCTTTTTATCTTGTCCCAGATGCCGCCGAAAAACGAGGCTACGCCCTTAAATACGTTCTTTATGGCAGTCCAGGCGCGGCTAAATACGCCGCGGAAAAATCCGACTACGGCGTTAAATACGCCCTTGATTCCGGCCCATACAGTTTTGAAAAATCCTACGATCTTGCCCCATACGAATTTGACCGCGTTAAATGCCGCTGTAAAGATCGTGCGATAAAACCCTACTACGAAAGAAAATACTTTCTTTATCGCGTTCCAGATATTTGTAAACCACGAAACGACTACGGACCATGCTGCCTTGATAGCCTCCCAGGCTGATTTGAACGCGTTCGCGATCGCCTGGCCTACCGCAACAACGGCCGCCTTTATAGCCTCCCAGGTCTTCAGTAAGAACGCTTTTATTTTCTCCCAGTTCTTATAAATAAGTACGCCTATAGCGATTACTGCCGCGATAGCCGCGACTACTAAACCGATAGGCGATAACAACATCGGAATAAATCGTATAAGCCCGCCGATAGCCGTAGTAATGTTACCTATAAGCATTAAAACAGGCCCGAGCGCTAAGGCTATACCGGATATCGCAAGCGCAAACTTCGCTACCTCTGGATGCTGTTTCATCCATTCGATAAACTCTTTTATCTTTGGCAGTAAATTATCCTGTATCCAGTGAACGGCATCAGCTACCGCCGGAAGTAAAATCGCGCCAAGTTCTTCGCCCATATCGCCTATAGCGTTCTTTGCTTGCTGTATCTTGCCGGCGTCAGTCTTCGCAAATTCGGCGTTCATATGCCCGACGTTTTGCGTAACGACTTCGGCGATCATAGCCGCCTTTTCCTCTTCCGTGCCGGTTTTTAAGATTTTTTCCTGTGCCTCGGTAAACGAAATACCAGCTCGTTTGAGCGCTCCGGTCTGGCCCATCATCGCTTTGCCGAAAAGATTCGCAAGGCCTACGGCGTCCTCTTGCGTCGCATTAAGCCCCTTTTGCTGAACGAGTAAATTATTCAACGCCGGGATCATTGTATTAACAGTGTTCGGCGTTTTGGAATATGTCGCCAGCTGCTGAGCCGCGGCCAGTTGTACCTCGTCGCCTACTACTCCGAGCTTTTGCTCGGCAGCCGTAAGTTTGAGCGTAGACTGTACGGCTTTCTCGCCTACTCCCATACGCGTTTTATAGATCTCCGCCAGTTTCTGCTCGGCCTGGGCCTGTTGCTGGCTCATCTCTATAAGTTTCTTGCCGGCGTATACGGCTGTAGCGCCTATAAGCGACGCCGTCATAGTCATAGTACGACCTACGGATTTTATTTTTCCGCCGACTGATGCGAAACTCTTACCCAGGTTTGTAAATTTGATCCTGTCAAGTTTTCTCTGCTCAGCGGTAAAATGTTTTAATTTTGATTCGGTCGTTATGATCTCGCGGCGCAGTTCCATGTATTCTTGGCTCGTCTTATCTATCGACGGATCATCATCGAGCTTTTTCTGAGTTTGCTCTAAAATCTGTAAGCGGTCTTTCGTCTGGTCGATTTTCTGCTTTAATAAGGTCTGTTTTTGCGCTATAAGTTCCGTATTTTTCGGATTGAATTTCAGCGCGTTATTGACCTGTTTAAGCGAACGATCTACGGCCCGCGACTTCTTGTCGATGTCTTTTAAGGCGTTGCCTAGTTTCGTAGTGTCGCCGTCGAACTGAATCGTTATTCCTTTGACTTTCGCCCCTACTGCCATTTATTTATCCCTCATCCAAAAAAGGCGTCCCAGTCTGACTGCGTCGCCTTTCGTTTTGTTTCGTTTTCTTTTCCTTGTTTGGCTGAGCCGTCGCCGCCTGTTTCCTCATAGTGTACGTTATTCCACTCTATGACATAGTCGACGAGCTGGCCCAGTTCCATATGTTTAACCGCGTCGATAGTTAGTCCTCTGTCGACTGCGGCGACTGTGATTTTTTCGATTCCGACCGGCTCAGTTTTCCCAGCCGTTCGCGCATCGTATCGTATTTTTTTTTACTTACGGATGCCTGTAATGCGGCTTTGAGCGCTTGCGGCATAACTATATCCCACGGCATATTGTCGTAAGAGTTATACCATTCGCGCGGCGCCTCTATGTTATAGTCCGCATTTTTCGCCATAGCCCAAACGATATTAGTTAATGTCGTGAGTTGCATACCAGAAAGCGTTATAAACGCGTCCGATATAGTTTCGCTGTCAGCGTTCTTTAGTATCTCCGCTACGTCGTCCGTGTCAGCCTCGGCCATAAGTTTTGAGGCCATCTGTATAAGCGCCTCGGCTGCCGGAAGTAATACCGGCAGTACATCATGCCCGAACTGTTCTTGATAGATATAGAGCCAGCCGTTCGAGGAATTTATCTCGAACGACTGACTGTTTCCGATATTGATAGTCTTAATCATGTTTCTACCCTCCTATAAATTACAAACTACGAACTAGCTTCTGGCAGAGCCGGAACTGGCGGCGTAGTAAACATCGTGTCATACGTCGCATTATCCGGAGCGTAAGATACTTTTGTTATGCCTGTGCCATTATCGCCGTTAACAGTAAACGGCAGCGTAGCGGTCTGCGGCTCTATGCTGTCTTCAGTTGTAGCGTATTCGCGGTTTATCTGGCCGAGTGCTACGTTATAAACGATCATGCGCCTGTTCTCTTTGTCGCCGTCGCCCTGGAACATGAAGTATACGTTTTTGTTTTTCATGCCCTTGATCTGAGCGATGCCGCCGTCGTCAAGCTGTACGTAATTCATAAACGCAGTTTTGAACGAATCCGGGAATAACGCGTTTTCGATCTCGCCTGTATAGCCGTTGTCGCTGTAGCCGGTCCAGTATTTAACATTGTCAGCGTAGAACGAATTTTCTTCGGATTCTGCTTCCATCGTAATATTAACTGTGCCGGGTACATGTACAGGCGTTCCGAGTGTTACTGTGCCGTCGTCTGCTACTTCATACAGTCCGAAATATAAGTTTGATACTCCGAACATAACTTTGTTGGTAGCCATTCTTTACCCTCCTATACGTTGTAATAGATCACGAATACGTTTTCGTTTTCGATATAAACGTCTTCGCTTTTGTCATAGAGAAAGCCGTTATCGAGTAATAATTTTTCGATAGCGGCCTCTTGTTCCTCGTTTTTATTTGTGAAGTAGTATTCTATCTGGTACCTGTTCCGCGTCCAGTGATATGTATTATCAGCCGGGAAATCATCCTGGCCGCCTCCGATATACGCAACATATGGCGGGCCGGCTGGTAGTTCGCCGTCCTCTTTTTTGAAATGCGAATAAACGCATGGTATATCAAGGCCGGTTTGCGGATCTGTCAGTATCTCATATAATGTTTTCATGTTATATTTTCCTCTTTATAGCACTAACGACCTCGTCCGCCGCCCAGTCTTCGACCGGCGCGATATGCGGATTTGGCCTCGTACGGCCATAAGTTCCTTTTGCGTTTCGGATTACGTGGCCGTTTTCGAGTAAATGCGTCAAATGCCAGTCGGTTTTATTACGAACGATATACTGGCCGGTCTTTGAAAATATCCCGACAAACTTACCTTTTGCCAGCGTTTCGCAAGCCCAGCCTTTCGCGTAGTCGCCTGTTTTCTTCGGCGATTCGTTCTGTAATTTGTCCGCCGCGTCGCTTGCTACGCTTTTGATCGCTTTATCTGCGGCCTTTATAGCCTCCGGCGTATAGTCGTTTAATATCTTCGCCATCTGCTCGCCTACAGTACCCTTGTAACCCATTTTTAAGATTCCTCCGGTCCTGGCGCTGGCGGATTATTGCCGGCGCGTTCTTCGCATATAAGGGATATACCGTCGCGCTGCGCGTTCCAGTCTACGCGGATCACGTCGTATTCAACATTCTGAAATTCGACGATCTTCTGGCCGTCGTAGTCTGCGCGATTCGTCATATAGAGCGTTATAGACGGCTTAAGCCCGAGCTGAGCCGCGTTATAAAACTCTGACGAGTAGACCCCGCGCGGCTGTACGTATACTGTCGTTTCCTCTACCGCTTTCGTCGGATTTCCGTATTTATCGTATGCGCCAGTCGTGTATTTTTTTAATATCGCGATATCGTCATACATTGGAATTCACGCTCCAGTCGGTATACCCTGTTGCATTTGAAAGTTGCGCCTTTTGCTCGTCATATGACCTTTTCAGCTTGTCGTAATCTTCCGGCAGTCCGAACGACATTTTGCAGAACGTAATAACCGCTCGCGTTATGATCGCGTTTTCGTCCTCGCCGCTTTCGTCTTCATTTTCTGAAAAGACAACGCCGGCGATGCCCATATCGATATACGCCGCGTTTATAAGGTCTTGCAGTTCGCTGTCGAACGCATCCGTCGATATTCGTAGTGCCTTTTTGACTTTATCTAACATTGATTTACCTCACAAATAAGGCGGACGATTTTACGCCCGCCTTTTAGTTGTTGCCTTGATTAGCTCTCAGCCTCGCCGATCCTAGCCAGGAATTTGTTTCCGACTACGCCGATAGCGGACGGCATCCTACCCAGGATTCTTACGATATCGTCTGTCATGGCTGTAGTATCGTCATACTTGAACTGTACAGCCTCGCCTTTCGGGCAGTTTTCCATTACGCCGCCCAGATCGCCGATAATAGGTACTGTAGCTGTGTCGTTAAACAGTACCGGCAGACCATCGAACGGATCTACGCCGTAGCTTGCTGACATAGCAAGGCCTTTATATGTAGCGTACTGGGCCGGAGTGCAGATTATAACCAGATCGCGAGCCGCTGAGCTGAGAAGTGCGCGCGCATTTACGAAATCTGCAAGCGCCGGAGTAGTAGCTGTTCCCTCGGCTACGGCTGCCGCTGTAGCGGTCGGAGTAGTAGGCGCTGCCAGGATAGCCGCAACTACGGCGTCCTCTCTTGCCTTTATGATTCCGCGTGTAACTTCTTCATAAATATAAGTCAGATAAGCCTCGCCGCTCATGCTGTCGAGTGCCTCGTCGGATATTGAAATCCACTTTTTCCATGTAGTCGGGATAAGTGTTACGATTCCGAGTACGAGTTCCTCTTCGGCTACAGTGTCGCCGCCCTCTTCATGGCCTACGGCTGCCGGTGCGCTTGCCTCAAATCCGACTTTAACATTGCCGGCTGCCTCCATTCTTCTAACTCTTCTGAGGATCTCTGATTCCTCTACGGCTTTCGCTACGATGCCGGCTACGAAATCGGGTACAGGCACTGTACCGGTTACGCCGGATTCTGCGAAGTTGTCAGAAAAAAGAGTTCTCAGTTCTTTATCCTTGCCGGTCTTTACATAATTAGCGTATGCGTCGATATACGCCTGGCTGTTTCTAAATTCCTTATCGGGCATTTTATCCTCTTCCTTTCTTTCTTCGATGATTTTTCCCTCGCCTTTTATTATTTCGGCTTCGGCTTTCTTTCTTGTTTCGATTTCGATTTTCAGAGCCTCGCGCCTTTCTGCTATAGCGTCAAGTTCCGCGTTAAGTGTTTCCAGCGTGTCCTTGTCCGCCTCGGCAGTTTCTACCGCGATCTCTTCGGCTCTTTTTTCGATTTCATCGATTCCAAGATCCATTATTTCCTCGCGTGTCATTTATTTACCTCTCTTCCTGTCAGAGCTTTAGCTCTGACTTCAGCGCGACGTTTTTCAAGCGCCAGTTTTTCCGCTTCGCGTCGCTCCGCGCGAATTGCCTCGATCGCTCCGTCGATTTTGCTACGTGTAGATACGCCTATAGACGTCCCATTATTAGCCGGAATTGATACCGCTGATACGTCGTACAGTTTGGATATACCTGTTATCGTTCTGAGAATTGAAACGCGGCCGTTTTCGTCTTCCGTTCTCAGTTCCTCGTCGCTTTCGACTGTAAAGCCGAACGACATTTTATCGGTATACCCTCCGGCGATCTCGTCGTAGAGCTGTCTTCCCAGCTCAGTACCGCCGAGGCTCGCCTCTGTATATAACCCTCGCTCATCCGGATTGATAAGCAAAGTGTTATTCGTATTCCTTGCGAATACTCGCCCCGCGTGGTCGTATTGCATTATTACGTCGCTCATATCCGTATCATCGAACGCGTTTTTGTCTATCTGTTCGCGATAGACTATGTCGTCGTCCTCATAAAGTACGTACGGATCATCGAACGTACACGCGTAACCCGCTACTTTTTTCTCTTCCTGTTCCTGTTCCTCTTCCGCTCTGACTACTTCCATAGTCATGTTTCGGTATTCCCTTTCGCTACTCTTCGGCATTTTCTGACCCCTCCGTTTCGTTATCTTCGGTTAATTCGTCTGTAGCTTTATATTCGCCTCTGATAGGCGCTACCTGGCCCGCTCCGTTCGGCAGCGGCGCGTAGTTGAATAATTCTCTTATTTCATCTATGAGTATCGCTCCGCGATCTCCGAGTTCTTTAGCCATTTGTACCTTTTGCGATGTACTCATGTACTGTAATCTGTTAGCGTTGGCTATCAGATAAGAGCCTTGCGCGCGTTCTCTTTCTGAAAACAACATCTTTGTTAAACTCTCAGAGAACTGAATAGCGAACGGCTCTATAGCGCCGTCGAAAAACGCCTCCAGGTCTTCGGCTTTCGCCTTATTCTGTAAAACATTCTCGGCCACTCCGAAATAGTTAAATACGTTCTCGCGGATCTGCGCCATTTGGTCGGCGTCTACCGCGTACGGCTTTACGTCTACCTGGCGGATGTCTTTATAAGTGTTCGGGAATAACAGAAAGCCGCCGGCCTCTGATTCGGTCGATAGATTCGCCTCTCGGAATCTCTCCCGCTCTTTCGCCAGGTCTGCCGCGTTACTGAAATTATTCAGCGTTGCCATAAACCTAAACGTAGCCGCGTTTTTAACGCCCTCTTCTATGCCTTGATTCTGAATGTGCATTAACTGCATAGTTTCCTTGAGCGGATAGTTGCTATCGCCGAAAAAATCGCTCTTGTACTGATGTTTTGTCAATAGCGCGCATTTTCTGAACTCAACGGCGGCATACTGGCCGTTGCTGAACTGATAGCGTAGCCATATCTCGCCGTCATATTCGACGAGCTGGCACTGGGCCGGCAGTATCGGATACACGCCGGTTATTACCATGCGCTCATCGAATACCGGAACTATAAATGCGGTATTATTCACGTCCAGGATCGTTGACGTACGATATAAAAACTGGCTCCACGTCTGCCACTGATTCGGGCCTTGCGCAAGTTTCGACTGTAAAGACGTATTCGCCGTCCCTACAGTTTCGACTTTTAATTTCGATATGTGCCTTGCCCTTGCGTCAATCGAGGCGCGGACGATCTCGCTTTCGTAGATCGCGCCGCCCCAGTT